ACAGCATCCCGCCGCCGTTGCCGTTGGTGGTGAAGTGCTGGTCGTGGATGGTCCAGGAGGTGAGCCCGGTGGGTGCGGTGGTGATGGCTCCCGCGAAGTTGTCGGAGGTGGTGTCGGTGGAGCAGCACAGGACGTACACCACGAGGTTGTCGTCGGAGATGGTGGTCAGGGAGTTGCCACCCGAGGGGTCGTAGATCCTGCCGGTGGTGCCGGTGGCCTGGCCGTCGTTGGAGATGACCTCCCAGGGGTCACCGGAGGTGATGCAGCCTCTCAGCCGGAACGGGATCCCTACCTGGTGGTCGGAGGTGGCGGGCACCGAGAAGTTGGACTCAGCGCCGGAGGCGGCACGTTTCCACCAGGTGGTGTTGCAGGTGACGTTGGAGCCCTGTGTCCTGGGTGAGCCGGTCACGTCCACGCACCCGGTGGGGGTGGTGGGGTCGGAGAGCCCGGCGGTCACGTTGGTCTCGGTCCCCAGCATCAGGATGTCGTCCGTCTGGTGCGAGGCCTGCGTGTAGGAGGTCGCCCCCGTGGTTCCCTGGTTCGGGGTGCCCAGGGTGAGAGTGACCGTCATGTCTCAGCCGGTCTGACGGACCCTGGGGTCGGCCTTCGTGTTCTTGTAGGCCTGGAGCCGGGTGCCCTCCAGCGGGTAGCCCTTGGCGCCCACGTCGGAGTTGAACACGAGCCCGAACCACACCTCGGGGACGGTGATGATCTGGTTGCCCGCGTAGGTGATGGCGGCTGCGGTGTACCCGTTGTACTCACCGACGCCGATGGGCATGTCTCCGTGGCCCTGCCCGTCCAGCCAGGTCTCCAGGAGCGGGATGGCGCGGCCACCGGGCTTCGAGGCGTCCGGGCTGTCCACGGTGCCTGCCTGGTAGGTGTCCACACCGAAGAAGTCCCAGCGGTCCAGCAGGGCGGGGCTGGAGTAGTCGTCGAAGTCGGCGACCCGGTTGTCCAGGAGCCAGCCGTTCATGATCGGACCCACCGCGATCCTCGGTCCCTGTACGTGGTCGAGGAACTGTGCGGACCCGGCGAGGAACTGTGCCCCGGTGAGTTCGGGGTAGGGCTCGTGGTTGAACGTGACGGTGACCTGGACCCCGAGACCGCTCAGGTAGGTCTTGCAGTTGTTGAGCCACGAGTCGTAGCCGTTGCTGTTGAGGGTGGTGACGTTCGGGACCTTGTACGAGATCACCGGCATCATGCGCTGCTGAACGGCCTGCGCGATCAGGTTCGACTGGTTCCGGCAGTCACTGGTGAGGTCCGCGAAGATGCGGCGTGCGGTGACGCCCTGGGCTCCGACCTCGGCGAGACGCTGGCTCCACAGGCTGGCCCCGGCGGACATGCCGACGATCTTGAGGGCCGCTGGCGGCTCAGTGGGGGTCGGGGTGGGGGTAGGGGTGGGAGTGGGCGTCGGAGTCGGTGTGGGCGTCTCCGTGGGGGTCGGGGTAGGTTCCTCGGTGGGAGTCGGCGTCGTGGTCTCCGTAGGAGTCGGCGTCGGCTCCTCTGTCGGGGTGGGGGTGGGGTCGACGATGCCGTGCAGGCAGTTGATGTAGTCGATGACCTCGGGAATGGTGGCCGTGTCCGGCGGGGTCACGCAGACATCAGCGGCGAGTGCGGATACCTCGTCTGCGGGGTCCGAGGCGTTCGAGACGGCGACGATGCCGCCGACGAGCAGGATGCCTGCTCCAGCGAGGGCGGCGATCTTGGCCTTGTCGTTCATGGTGCTCCTTCTGGTTGCCCCGTTTGACTAGGTCCTAGTCAGGACGGTACCCGGAAAGGACCCCGAGCCCGGTGAGGTGGGCTCGGGGTCCGTGTCTCCCCCGAAGGAGATCAGGCGCGGCCCGCGATCCAGGTGGTGGCGTTCCAGTGCCACTCGTTGCCTTCCCAGTCGACCGCGTACTGGCCCGCCGTCCAGGCGGTACCCGGGGCGGCGGTGGAGCCGACCATCCCCGCGTTGTAGTAGCTGTTCGCGGCGATGACCGAAGGCGTACCGGCGGCTGCCGAGGCGTCCAGCACACCGAGCGCGGCCACTCCGCCGTCCAGGTCGCTCGGCGGCGGAACCGTCGTGACCTCGTGGTGGAAGTGGTTGGTGGTGGTGAGGGCCACGTTGAGAGGTCCTTCCACGTCGGACTCGTCCATGACCACATCGTAGGGTCCGACGCCCCAGCCGGTGCCGTTCTTCGAGATCGCGCCGGTCACCGTGAGGTTGATGGCCGCGTTCTCGAAGGTGACGTTCCCGATGGTGCCGCCCTTGGCGAACGGGATCAGGAAGTACCCATATTCCACGTCCCCGTCAGTGCAGGAGTCGAGGTAGACCCCGGTCCAGACTTCGAGCGCGAAGCCGAGCAGCTCCACATCCACAGCGGTGTCGATGTCGAACCCGACCACCGCATCCTCGTCGGCGTTCTGCACCAGCGGTGCACCCGTCAACAGGTTGAGGACGTTCGGGTTGCCACCGATGAGGTTGATCTCGATGCCCCAGTTGCGGAACTTCGCGGTCGGCGTGTCGTCCACCAGGTCGACACCGTTGGCGTTGGTGACGACGATGGCTTCGGGTGCTGAGTTGTTCGCGGTGAGCGCGACGGAGATGAACCCGTTGCTGGCCACCGAGGACTGGGGGCCCAGGACAGGTTCACCACATCCGTCGAGCATGGTGACCCGGTACGCCTTGCCCCGGATGTACTTCGGCTCGGGCATGTCACTTCCCCTTCGCGGTGGACTTCTTGGCTGCGGCCTTCTTGGCCGGGGCCTTGGCGGCGAGGTCGGCCTGCTGCTTGACCTCGGCCTCCTCCGAAGTCACCGTCTGGGACGGGAGTTCGGAGCCTTCCTTGATGGAGTCGACCTCGGCCTGGAACTCGGCGTTGGGATCCTCGGGCTTCAACTTGGCAGCCTTGGCCACCTCCTCGGGGACGGTGAAGCCGCCACCGTTGTCGTGGTTGACCTTCACCACATTGGCCTCGAAACCGTCGAGTTCCTCGGCGGCTGCGAGCAGCAGTGTGGCGGTGTCAGCCGCGCTGTCCCCGAAGGGAACGTGAACTTCGCTCATCTGTTTCTCCTCAGGATTCCAGGTTGACCAGTACGGCTGCCACGAACGTGTCGACCGCGACGATGTAGCCTCGCTCGACCAGGGTAACCATCTCGTTGGTCTCCTGGTTGAACGCTGAGCGGGCGATGGCCTCGGACCTGCCGACGAAGACCTCTCCGGTGGCGTAGAGCCAGCGCTCGTCATCAGCGGGCTCGGTGCCGTCAGGCCCCAGGTTGGGGTAGGCGTACCCCGCTCCTGCCGCGACCTTGGAGCCGAGCGTGGTGCGGAGCACGTCGCCGTCGTAGTCCAGCCCATCGGTCCGCATCAGCAGGGAGCCGATGGACCGGGGGACGTGGATGGTGGGAGCGCCCACGTACACCGATCCCGCGTACTCCTCGAGAAGGCCGATCCCGACGCCTGGGGACACGGCTGTCGCAGGGGTAGGGGTGACATCGACCGGGGCAGCCCAGGCGTAGGGAATGTTGAGAGCCGTCATGTCGTCCTCGGGCTCGTCGGTGCCTGCGGCGGCGTTCTCGGCGAACCGGAGTTCCATGAGGGCCTTCTCGACCGCGATGGACTCACCCTTGAGGAACGCCCCCATGGCGCCCGACTCCTGCTCGTCCATGTCGGTCAACTTGCAGGTGATGCCCCCGTAGGCGGCGAACCTGAACCCGTCGACCCAGGTGGAGGTCTGGTCCAGCTGCTTGTCGGTGGGGGTGCAGATCCCGGCCCGGGCAGCGAACTGGAGTCCGTTCCAGGACAGGAACAGGTCTCCACCGTCGAGCCACTTGAAGTCGTTGGTGACTGTGGCTGCGTCGAGGAGTGTTCCTCTGAGCCTCTCGACCGCTGGTGCGACCGGGTAGGCGATCTGTGTGACCGTCATCTGCGCCTCCTCTCAGGTGGTGGGGGCCGGGGTGGTTGCGCTCGCCACCCCGGCCCTCAGACTCACGCGCAGGTGAGGTTGGCGGCACCCGTGCGACCGGCGTTGCAGGTCGGCAGGGTGAGGAGGTCGGACCCGAACTTCTTCTGGGCGACCAGCAGGCCCTCCTCGACGAACAGACCGGTGTACATGTTCCCGGCCAGGCTCGCCGCGTCGTAGACGGCGGAGAGGTTGATGACGTTGGAGACGCCCTTCACGAACGTTCCAGCCGGGTACAGGAGCACCTGGTAGGTGGTCGGGTAGACCTCCACCGTCGGGTCGAGCACCTGCCAGTCGTAGACGAAGTTCACGGCCAGGTTGCGGGCCGCGAAGTGCGCCTGGATCTCGGCGTCGGACACAGCCTCCGGCGGGCGACCGTTGCGGCGTCCCAGGTCGGAGCGGTACATGCCCTTGACCCAGAACGGAACCACGACCTCCAGCGTGTGGCTGAGGCCCAGGCGGTAGGTCTGCCTGCGCTGGTCCGCTGCCATCTCCAGAGCCTCCAGGGCGTCAGCCGAGGAGCCTCCGTTACCGGCGAAGACGCGGGCGGCGCCGGACGCGGTGACGATGCGCCCGATCACGTTGGCGTTCTTCATGTGCTCGTGGGCCACCAGGGTGCCGGAGACGAAGCGCTGCGTCATCTCCGGGTAACCGGCGTTGAGCAGGATCGGCACCTTGATGCAGACACCCACCGCGTCGAGCCGCACGTCGGTGAACGTGGGGCAGGTGACCTCGTAGCAGGGCTTGGTGGTCCCGGCGATGGCCTGGGCCTCCGTCTGCACGAAGCCTGCGTTGGTGTAGAAGTCCGCGAACTGGGGACCCATGGTGTAGCGGATGCCACCGCGACGGATCTGGACCTCGGGCAGCGACAGGATCCCTTCCAGGGTCTCGTCAGTGGTGAGGTCGTAGACCGTCTCGGAGGGGGCACACCAGCCGTTGGCCGCGACCAGGGAGTTCGGGTCGTCGGAGCGGAGCCGGAGCGACTCGACCAGGGAGCCGCCCGGAAGGCGAGACTCCTGGCTGGCCCGCTCGAACACCTCGTCGGAGTCCGTGCCACGGTCGACGATGAACTCCGGGTCGAAGGGCTTCTCGATGGTGGCGACCCCGAACTTGCGGAGGTCGTACCCTTCTCCGTTGCCGTCAGGCTCCGGCATTCCCTTCAAGCGGTTGACCACACCCTGGGCGAGGTCCTCCAAGTCCATCTCGGACCCGGCGGGGAATCCCGCGTCGGCGGCGGCGATCACGGTGAGGTGACGCTGAGGCGTCTCCGGTACCGCAGGACGCTTGGTCTGTGCGGCGACCTTCTTCACGTTGGATGCCTTCGTCTCGGTGGTGGCGGCAACCTCGGCGGTCTCGGCCTCGGCTTCGGGCTCGTCGTCGGCGGAAGCCTCAGGCTCCTCGTCGGACTCGGGCTCCTCGTCGGCTTCCTCGGCGACCGCTTCGGCGGCTTCAACCTCGGCGGGTGCCTCTGAAAAGTCCTTGCTGCGGAGTGCGGCGAACTTGGCCGCTGCCTCGGCACGCTCGGCCTTCTCGGCGTCGATCTCAGAGAGTTCGGCGTCGAGGGCGAGGGCCTGGGCCTGCTGCTCGGCGGTGGCGTTCTCGACGAGGAGCGGCTGGAGGGCTGAAAGCTTCTCCTGGCGCAGCGCGGCGAGAGCCTCGTCGGTGATGTCGTTGAACTTGTCCATCGTGGGCTCCTGGTGAATGGGAGTTGACCTAAGGGTTGACTCGCTGGCTGTCACCGGGCACCAAGACCGCTGGACGTTCTGCTGACGGACTGTACATGGATCCGGGGAGTTCCGCGAGAAGGGGGGCGGCGAGGCGTAGCGTGTCGGTGACCGTCCGACGAGTGAGGAGCAGCCATGGCAGTACCGAATCCGTACTCCATCAGTGAGTACCGGGGCCGGCCTTTGGACAACGCGACGATCGCTGCGGTGATGATGGCCGAGCACAAGTTGGGGTACCCGCTGACGATCATCCAGGGCATCGGCGGCGCGGAGGCCTCGGGTGGGACCCACTTGAAGGGCCGGGCCGTGGACACCGCCTACTGGGACCACGTACGGAAGATGCGGGTCTTCCGTGACATCGGGTTCGCGCACTGGCCCCGCGAGATGCTGCCGGGGGTGTGGCCGGAGCACGGGCACGGGGTACTGATCTTCGAGAACCGGGTGAACCGGCGGAACCTGACGGAGAGCGCGTTCGCCCAGATCGGCAAGTTCGACCGGGGGGAGAACGGACTGGTGGGGGACACCCAGGACACCTACCCGTACCGCCCCAACCCGAAGGCGGTGTTCACTGGTGCCGAGTACGAGTTCGTGATGAAGGGTGGGCTCGAGATTCCTACCGAGACGAAGGTGACGAAGGCCCGCGACGCCATCGTGGGTGCGCTGCACGAGTTGTCTGCGGCGATCGCGTTCCTGGGCGACACCCCCGAGAACAGGGTGAAGGCGCAGAAGGCCCTGGAGGAGATCAAGCGGGAGCGCAGAGAGCTCCGGAAGATCCTCCGAGAGATGCCGCAGCGATGAGGTGCCAGGAGCCCAAGGGGTGGCGCTGCATGAGGGGCATCCACATCGGCGCGTGTGCTCTGACGCCACGCTGGTGGAACGTCTGGGGCTGGTACTGGGGCAGGATGTAGCCACCATCAACACGAAGGAGTAACCGAATGATGTTCCTAGGTGCCGAGGGTGACCTCGACAACACGATTGATCCGACCGCCTACTCGGGGCTGGACACGGTGCAGGTGGCCTCGCTGTTCGTGGCGGTGTTCCTGCCGATCCTGGTCGCCCTGGTGACCAAGCGGACCACCAACAAGACGGTGAAGTCGCTGACCCTGCTGGGCCTGTCGGCGGTCTCGGGGTTCCTGACCGAGTACATCAACAGCGCGAACTTCCACTGGCAGCAGGCGCTCATCACTACCCTGACCACGTTCGTGATCGGTGTGGCCATGCACTACGGCCTGTGGAACGGGACCGCGATCCAGCAGAAGGCGCAGGACACGCTGATCTCGGACTGATAAGCGGCTTATCAAAGCGAACAGCCCCCGGAGGGTCGAGGCTTCGGGGGCTGTTGCTATGGGGGGTGCTTGAGACTACGGGCCCTCGACCAGGATGTAGCCGATGGTGCTCGTGTCGGTCGCATCTGTGGACCGGAACACGATGGAGGTGCCCGGGGTCCGGGAGTGGACACCGATGCCCTGGGGGCGGGTGACGGTGCCGATGACCTGGCACGAGGCCACCGCGATGGTCTTCGCGGTGATGGTCGCGTTGGTGACCGTCACGGTGCCGCCGACGAGCACGGCGGTTCCTTCGCGGCCCTCTGAGGTGAGGGCGGACCAGACGTTGGTGCCGTCCCCTACCTTGATCTCTCCGGTGTCCGAGGAGACACCGCGCTCTCCGGCGGCGAGCACCAGAGTGGACGCAGCCCACTCGGCAGCGGTGCCGACCCGCTCGTTGACATCGTTGACCTTGATTGCCATGTGGACTCTCCTGCTGGTTGGTTGATCCGGTGGGTTCTGACGGTACTACGTCTTCGCTTCGACCTTGCCGACGTTCCCGGCACGGATCTTCATGGCGTTGGCCTCGACCTCGGTGGCCTTCTGGGTCTGTGCCCCGTCAGGGGCGGTGTACACGTAGGCCTTGACCTTGTTCTTGTTGCACCCGCACGCCATCAGACTGCCTCCTCCGAGTAGCGGGCACGAAGGGCCTCGAACCCCTCCTTGCGTTCCTGGGCCTGGGCGATCTTGGCGACCACCGCGTCAGCGAGAGCGTCCACGTCGACCGGCGCGGCGTGCTCCTCGGGCTCCACCTCGACCGCTCCTGCGGCGACGAGGGAGATGACTTCCCCGTCGTGCATGGAGGCGGCGACCCTGGGGATGGCGTAGCCGGGTGCGACCACGGAGTGGGCCGCGATCATGTCGAGCCCCTGTGGGGTCTTGCGCCAGTCGCCGGAGGGCGGGCAGGCGCGGGCTGCGATCACCAGGTCCTCGGGTGTGCCGGGGGGGACCCAGCCGCACACCCAGATGCCGTGCTCGCCGTCCTTGCAGGACACTGCCGCGTAGACGGTGCTGGCGTTGTCGTAGTGCTCGGTGGCGGGGCGCAGGCCGAGCCGTCCGTTGGCGTGGCCGGCTCCGACCGTGAGACGCCCGATGGGCAGCGGACCCTTGTCGGTGAGGACCTCCCCGAGCAGGAAGTGGGCGTACCCGCTGGGGGACCTGGGTGCCAGGAAGCATTCGCCGTAGGCAGCTGAGTTGGCGTGGCAGGTCTTCCAGTCCGCGACGTGGCCGTAGACCTGTCCGTCCTCGGTGATGGTGAGGGGCTGGACGTGGTCGGGCTCCTCCATCTCGAACCACTCGTGCGGTGCCTTGGTGGCGTACTCCCCGGCTGCGGTCACGGTGAGGACCTGGGCGGGGGTGCGGTCCGTCAGTTCCAGGGTGTCCGCAGCGTGGGCGTCAGGTCCGGGCCAGATGCCGAGGGCGTCGTAGTGCCGGTTGGCGCAGTAGCCGTTGATGTACTGGGGCTTCACGTACTCGGCCACGTTGAGGCGGCACCGGTTGAAGTCGCCGGGTGTGCCCCAGCCGATCTTGGCGGCACCCGGTCCACGCACCCAGTAGTCCCGGAGACGGTCGGTGTCGACGGGGTGGGTGAGCCAGCCGGGTCCGTCCTCGGTCTTCCCGGGAGCGATGTCGACGAACACGTCCACGGGCGCGTCGGCTGCGACGAGGGCCTGGTCGGGTTCGCCGTGCACGGTCTCCAGGTCCTTGCCGCCGTCCCAGAAGTCCTCGGGCGCTTCGCCGAGCTGGACGTAGGCCTGGTGGAAGGCGGGGATGGGGACGATGCAGGCGCCGGCCTGCCTGGCGTCGGTGAACACCATCTCCTCGGCCTCGTCGTCGACCTCCATGGTGGCGTCGTCGGCGTCGACGGAGACCCCGAACTTGCCGAACTCGCCCATCAGTCCGATGGCGTAGTCGGACTCGGGGTTGGCGAGCATGACGCCGTTGGCGCGGATCTCGTTGTAGCCGTCGACGGGGACCCGGACGGCGCGGTCGATCCTCGCTACCACCGCTGCCTGGCTGTGTCCGTCGCCGGACATCTTCTGGTGGGTCATGGGGAGGGGGAGGGGCCGGGTGCGGAGTGCGCCCAGGGCGAACTTCCTGCCGTCCCCGGAGGTGACGCCCTCGACGGTGATGACACCGTGCCAGGGGATGAGGCCTGGACCTTCGTCAGTGGCTTCGACCTCGGTCTCCTCGAGTTCGGGAGTGGTCTCGTCGGTCATGGTGACTCCTTCGGAAGGCGTTTCCTGCTGGTTAGTGAACCATGTGGGGATGTCGATCTTGATGATTCCGCCGCTTGCGGTGGTGGTCATGCGCTCGGGTCCGATGTAGATGTGGTTCCAGTCCGGGCCGGTGCTGTAGGTGGCCCAGGTCTCGGGAATCTGCACGTCGGGGCAGCCGAGCGTGTTCTTCCTGGACCGGATGTGGGCCTTGGCCTTGGCGGGGTCCTTGGCGCGTCCGATGGCCTGGATGGCGTTCGCCAGGTCCGCGCAGTCCTCGATGGGGTAGGACCCGTCCGGGAGGGTGTGGGCCTTCTTGCGCTGCTCGGGGCTGTAGTCCTTGAACAGCGCCTTGTCCTCGTGCTCGGGGGCGTGCTCGGCACAGAAGATCCCGTACCAGGCTGGGTGGTCGGATGAGACGGAGTACTCGCCGCGCTCGTGGCAGCCGTCGTGGACGCAGTACGCCTCGAAGTCTCCTTCGATGGGGGTGATGATGAACGCGGAGGCGGCGATCGACTGCTCGGCGGGGATGGGCCTGACGGTGCAGCGGCAGTTGATCCACAGTTCGATGGGGACGCCGGGGTAGCCGGGGTAGGGCATGTCGTGTCCGCCGACCTTGAACTTCTCCCCGGGCTTCACCCGCTGGCCGTTGGCGACGTGGTGCTCGTGGCGTACGTGGTCGTCGTTCATGTCGACCCACTCGAGGAGGAGGTCGTCCTGGTCGTCGTCGGCTGCGGTGAGGGTGGCATGACTGAGGATGGCGGTGGCGAGCCAGGTGGAGATCCGGTTGATGGTGGTGTTGTTGCCGCTGGGCCGGTCGGTCTTCCGGAGGGTGTCGAGGATCTCGTCGATGAACTGGCCGGGGATGTGGCCCCGGGTGGACCCGGCCTGCTGGGTGTGGACGACCCGCCAGATGGACCGCACCATGTCGATGAGTTCCCCGTACCCGTCCGTGTTGAGGGTGCCGTCGAGGGCGCGTCTGACCAGGGGGCGGAGGTTGTTCTCGATGTCGACCTGCTGCTTGCGGCGGTGCTCCGCGAACTCCTCGAACGCCAGGACGATCATGCGACGGACTCCAGCACCTTGGCGAGGCCCTCTCTGCTGTAGGGCTTCTGGTTGGCGATGAGGTCGACCAGGTGCCCTTCGAGGAGGGGCAGGACCCTGGCGGGGTCGACGATCCCGTTCAGACAGATGTCGGCGGTGGCGAACGCATCCGTGGTCACAGCGCCGAGGGTGCCGTTGGCCTGGATGACGGTGTGTACCTCGTACGACTTGGTGCCGGGTGCGATCTCGACACCGCCCTTGAGGGTCTGCCGGAGCCGGTTGCCTGCCCGTTCGAGCCCGCGCAGGATGAGGGGCTCGCAGACGTGCAGGAGAAGACTGGCCGCTTCGGGGATGTCTCTCGCGGGGTGGTCTTCGAGGGTGGGTGCAGGCCTGGCCTCCCGGGGACTCTGGCCCTGGACCGCCACAGGTAGGCCGAGATCGACTCCGAGGGCCTTGAGCGCTGCACCCACCTGATCGGGGGTCGCCGATCCTCCGGCGATCTTCATCAGCAGGAACGTCTGTCGGTCGTCGTCGTCGAGCATGTCGTTCTCGGGGTCGAACCCGTTCTCCTTGACGACCACCTCGGGCTTCAAGAGTCCGAGGTTGAACAGTTCCATGGCCTCCTTGGAGCGGTCGGGGCGGAGGCGAAGCTTGGAGGTCTCGTAGCGGACCACCTCGGTGCCTCCGGTGAGCGGGCGGAGGTAGCCGATGGTGAGCGAGTTGGTGATGAGGTCGAGCATGGGCTCGATGTGGAGAGTGATGGTCTCCTCAGTGGTCTGCCACATGCCCCAGTGGTTGGGGCCGTTGGTGTTCCCGCCCCCGGTGGAGGAGTTGTTGCCCTCGATCTTCTCGGGGCTCATGTCCATGCCGATGGCGAACCGGTGGACGGCGGCGTTGCGCATCTCCAGGGAGGCGGCGTCGAGGTCGGTCCAGAAGTGGACGAGTTCGGCGATCTTGCCGGACTTCATGACCTCCTCGGGAACCGAGACGGTTCCGGGCACGAGGCTGGCGGGGTTGGCGGGGTCGCGGATGGCGGACATCATGTAGTCGGTCATCGCGGCCATCAGGCCTTCGGCTGCGGTGGCGTACTCGACGGGCCGTCCCTGGTCGTCCTTGGGGGGTGGGAAGTCGATGCCCTGGGTGACGAACAGGAGCCCTGCCCCGGCGAGACGGCTGGAGCACTGGGCGAAGATGTGCAGGGTGAGCCACTCGATCTCTTGGAGGATCGGCAGCAGGCTCCGGAACGGGGAGTCGGCTTCGAGGCGGTACTCGGGGTGGGGTCGCCAGATGCGGATCACGGCGTCGTCGTCGGAGAGCAGGATGTCGGGCTTGCCCTCGTCGACGGACTTGATGGACCAGTTGCCACCGTTGTTCTTCACCTCCAGGCAGGAGAGGACCTCCCAGATGTCGTCCTCTCCGATGACCTCGTTGTCGGAGTCGGTGACATCGACGGTCCTCCCGACGAGGTAGCACTCTCCGGCGATGGTGAGGTGCTTGCCCATGGCGGTGAGCATCTGGGCCTGGCCGTCCGCTCCGTTGAACAGGTCGTCGAGGGCGGCGGCTGCGGTCCCGGTGGTGAGGGGCTCACTGCCTTTCTTGAGGTCCTGCGCGGCGTACAGGGTGGCTCTCGACATGGAGTGGCCGAAGTAGTTGGCGGCGAACCTGGCCTCTCCGCAGATGCCGTAGTGCCGGTAGGCCTCGCGCTGCCATTCCTTGACCGTGGAGTAGACGGTGGCGACGTTGCCCGCGTACCGGGCGGTGGAGGCGACCAGGGAGTGGGAGGCGAACAACTGGGTGGCGGTCCTAGCGGGGACGGGCTCCAGTTCCTTCGAGCGGGGCTCGTGCTTGGGCTTCGCCATCAGTCGTCATCTCCGTCGTGTGCCATGTATGTCGCCCCGAAGTAGGAGATCGTGAGCCACCCGCAGACCAGCCACCACGCGGTGTGGAAGTCGGACAGGTACCCCGATGCTACGACAACGGCGCCTGCCCACATGCCGAAGCAGTAGCCGCAGTGCATGAGCAGAGCCCAGGGTCCGTCGTTGGTGAGGTCGTCCCACTTCATCCGCAGCCACACCATGGGCGGGTACTTGTCCCAGGTGAACAGCCTCGTGATGCGAGCGGTCGCGCCGATGGCGAACACGAACGCGGCGACCCAGGCGAACTCTGACATGGTGCTCCTTGGTGGTTGCGGACCAGACTAGGGATATGTGCGCCCGAACGGGGGACGCCCGCGCAGGGGGAGTGCCGCCTGACCCTTGAGTTCGCCGGGGAACGCGAACGCGGCAGGCAGGGCGACCTTGCCGATCTCGGTCATGGCGTGCACCAGGGCGTCGACCCGGTTGGGGGATGCGCCCTCTCCGGGCACCCAGGTGCAGAGTTCGTCGTCCAGCTTCTCCAGGGAGCCCCTGTCGTCCCCGACGTGGAACACCCTGCCCTTCTCGTAGAGCGCGACGATGGGTTCGGCCCGGATGCTCTTACCCCTCCTCGACCTGGCGCCGATGATGCGGGGCATCAGGTCCTTGTTGTTGATCGTGTTCTCGAGGACGAAGGTCACCATGTCCTCCCCGAAGTTGACCTCGGGGACGATGGCGTCGGCGCGGTACTCGACGTACTGCTGGTTGGCGAGAGACCCCCAACCCTCGGGGGAGTACTTGCCGGTGTGGTCGGCCAGGACGTAGAAGTTCTTGTCGATGCCGATGCCGACGATGATGAGCCCGGTCTCGTCCGACCTCTTGTTGGCGGTGCCGGCTGGGTCGATGCCGACGACGATGCGGGTGAGTTCGGGCACGTCCTCGGTCTTGGTGTAGCGGAGCATCTCCCACTTCCACATGGAGCCTTCCACGTCGTCGAGGATCTCTCCGTACAGCTCCTGCTTCCCGAGGCGGGTGCCCTCGAACCGGTCGATGATGATGCGGCGGAACACGGGAGACAGGTTGGACATGTTGGCGTAGGTGGGGACCACGCGGTCGATCGTGAAGTCATCCTTGAGTTGCTCCTTGACCCACTCGGTGGGCTTGGGTGTGGAGGAGGCGAGGATCTTGGGGTAGTCGCCCTTCCGCAGACCGAACAACATGTTGTCCCAGCACTGCCGCACGAGGTCCCAGTGGGCGGGCTCGTCGGCCCAGATGAACGAGGAGTTCTGCCCTCGCAGTCGGTCGGGCTCCTCGGCTGAGTAGCCTTCGGCGATGCACCCGTTGGGCCAGGTGAGTCGCTTCTTGGAGGGTTCCCACTGGGGACGCTTGCCGGGGGGCGAGGTGGCGAGGATCCCCGACTCGCCCTCGATCATGAGGTTGCGGAAGTCGGGTCCGGTGGGGCCGATGAGGGTGATGCGGGGGACGAGGTTGGTGACGCGGTTGGTGATCTCGGAGCCTGTCCTGGTCTTGCCGGATCCTCTACCTCCGCGCATGAACAGGGTGAGCCAGTCCTTCTTCCAGGGCGGTGGGCGCTGGTCGGTGCGGGCGTGGCCGAAGTCCCAGTCGTCCAGCAGGGTGCCGACCACTCCGCAGAAGTGCTCGTCGTCCTGTCCCAAGGGGTCGGCGCAGGCCCAGGTGTCCTCGATGAGGTGCCACTCGTGGCCGAAGGGCTTGGGGCACTCCCTCTCGTCGGCGGGCCAGACGTGGGGCTGGCCGTTGCACCTGGTGTTGGTGCAGTAGAAGGGGTGCCAGTCCGCGAGTTCGGCGGCGCGGACCGCTGCTAGTGCCTGCTCCTGAGCAGCAGGCCTCCACCGCTTGAAGCGGTCGACGGCTCCGCGTACGTCCGGCACTGTGGCTTGTGCGCTATCAGGCATGGGCCGCACCACCATCCGCCGTGGAGGTGGGTGGCCTGGGCGCCGGAGGGCAGACGCTTCCTGCATCTCGCGCACCGGGTGGTGTACCGCACCTTGGCCATGTCTCCAGGGTACCCATGTGTTTCACCTATCGCACCTGTTCTTGGGTGTGGTGCCTTCCCCGGGCGGCGGCTTTGCGGTCCTTGTCGAACAGGGTGGCGGCGTTCCCCTTGCTGGGTGGGAGGCGTGACAGGAGCGAGGTGTAGGGGATGCCGAGGTCTTCGGCAAGGGCCTTGCAGACCGCTTCCTGGATGTAGCGGGTGTTGGAGACGGTCCCCTTGGCGAGACAGGCCTGGTAGATCTGGTGGGGCATCTCGGCGTAGGTGACCCACTGGATCTTGGCGCGTTCGTCATTCAGTCGGAACGGCATCTTCGGTCTCCGTGGTCCAGGTGCCGTCCTCGTCCTCGTGCAACTCGAAGATGTCCGCTTCCTCCAGGGTGCTGGGCTGGCGGTCGTGGAGGATGGCCGCGACGAACTGTTCGATCTCTCCGGCGGCAGGGTTGTAGATGGAGAGTTCTGCGGGCGCCATGTACCCGTTGAGCTTCGCGTGGTCCATGACGAGTTCCCTCGCCTTGCCGACTGCTGTCAACTGGTCGGGGTCGTCGGAGTCGGTGGCCTTCTTCATCGTGGGGTAGAGCAGTCTGCGGAGTTGCTCGCTGGCCATCTGGCGCATGAAGTCCTGGGACTCGGGGGTGGCGAGCCCTGCTTCGAGCGCACCCTCCACCGCGATGAGCGCCGCTCGTGGTGTGGGGTAGCCGAGTTCCCTGGCGATGTCCTCCCAGGACTCGTTGTTCTTCCGCAGGGCGAGGGCCGCTGATGCTTTCCTCGCGCGTGCGCGGGCGAGGCTCGATCCTCCGTTGTCGGTGGATGTGACGCCTGTGGGGTGGGAGGAGTCCTGGATGATCGCCATGGCAGAAGACTACGCATCCCGGGCGAGGCGTTTGAGGATGCGCTCGGCCACCACCCAGTCGGAGGGTCGCCAGATGTAGGTGGTGGCTCCGGCGGACTTGAGTTTCTCGAGCCATTCCTTCTGGTCGAGGGTGACGGTGCCCTTCTCCTTCTTCACCTCCACGAAGATCACGTCCTTGTGGCCGGCTATCACGAGGTCGGGCCAGCCCTTCTTGGACTTCCGGCTGTCGGTCTCGTGGTGCCACTTGAGTCCGTGGAGGTCGCAGTAGTCGGTGATCTTCTTCTGGTAGTCCGCTTCGGTCTGGGCCTCGAAGTACAACTTGCGGGCGTCCATCAGCCTTCCCTCCCGAACATCTCGCGCAGCGCGAGGGAGAGGGCGATGAGGCCGACGATGCCGCCGAGGACCAGGAGCACGCAGAGGGTGAGCAGGATCAGTTCGCTCATGAGTCCCACCACACGATCCGGGTGGCTCCGTTGTGGCCGTGGATGGCGACGACGGAGGACATGGAGTCCCACACCACCGTGGAGTGGTGATCGCCTGCGGACCATCGGATGGCGACGGTGCCGTCCGGGAACTGGATGCCGTGGGCGACCGTGCCTACTCCGCTGATCCCGGAGACATCGACTTCGCGCTCCAGGTGGAAGCGCTTCACTTCATCAGCTTCTTCGCCTCGGTGTCCCTGGCCTTCGCGGTCTTGGCCCAGATGAGTTCGGCGTCCCTTCCTGACCCGAGGGGCGGGATGACGCGCCACTGGTCCTTGCCGTCCGGTCCGGGTTCGAGACGTGCTCGCACCTCGCGTCCTTCGTCGTCGGTGATGGCTACTTCGGTGACGGTGACCTTCACTGTTCCTCCTTGTGCTCTTGGGCGTGGGTCTCGATGGCGGTGTACATGGGGGCCTTGTGGATGCCGACCGGTCCGCAGAGGGAGCACTCGACGAGGACGTGCTCGCCGACCCTCTGGCCGTGGACGACGACCTCAGCCTTGCTGTTCACCTGCTTCTCCTTTGTGTGCGCCCCGCATGAGTGCGAGGCCGAGGATGTGGGGAGGTACTGCTCTGACGACGGTGTACTCGAGGATGGCTACCCCGTTGCGGAACGCGACGTGTGCGGACTCGGCCTTGACGGTGTTGGGGTCCACGCCCACCGCCTGCATCACCTGGGGGAGGTCGATCTGGTAGTCCTCCTCGGTGAGCACCTGAGGCTCGGGTGCGGCGTTGACAGTCTTCTTCGTGGTCCTGGTAACGGGGGCCTTGTTGTTCACATCTGCTCCTTGATGGTCTCGATGAGTTCGGGTTCGTGTCGTCGTGCGACGACGAGCGCCGCCCGGATGATGTCGGACTTGTCGGCGTCTTCGAGTCCGGGGAGGACTTGGAGGTCCTCGATCCACTGCAACCCGGAGGGTGCGAGGCGGAAGTTGATCCGGGGGCTCATGGCATCGGCATCTTGCACTGGCGGCAGTGTTTCTGCCCGATCTTCCCGACCCGCCTGTGGATGTGTCCGTCCTTGGGGGTATTGGTGGGGTCGTCGAGGTCGACCTGGGTCGTGACGGGAAGGTGTGCGACACCGTTGAGGTCGCCGTTGGAGTTCTGGGGGAGGTGGACGGTGCCTTCGATGAGTTCCCGGACCCAGGCGCTCCTCGGGACCGCACCCCGCAGGGAGTCCAGCTCCTTGAGGGTGTCCTCGGGGAGGATGATGTGGATGCGTGTGCTCATAGGCACACTATGGCACACGAGTGTGCTGGTGTGTGCCGCACACTCCGGCACACGATGACACACTCCGGCACACGAGTGTGCCTAGGGATGCCTGGTCCGCCACCACATGACCACCGCGAACAGGAACGTGGCGGAAACCGTGAACACCAGCTGATCCATACCCCCATCCTCCACCCGTTGCCTTCCGATAAGCGGCTTATCAAACCCGCCAGTCGCCCCGAGAGACGCACAGAACCGCCCCCTCCCGGGATTTCACCCCCAGATCCGCCCCCCAGGTCCACCGATCCGCCAGGAGGCCCCCAGAATCGCTAATCCGATACGGAATACGGGTGGTGAGTCGGGATTGAGTGCGGATAGTGGATATCCGGCCTGCCAGAGAACGCCCTGTGAGGCTGGCTGCACCTGGGGAGTGGAGAGGGTGCGGGGTCGAACACTTGTTCGAAGCTTGGTGCCCTGATAAGCGGCTTATCAGCCTGCCCTTGCAGCGCTGTGACCTGCGGAAACAGATCAGTCTGCCCCTAGGTATTGACACACTCGACTCACGGGGAGGATGGTTCACCCCAGCACCACCCAGCCAGCACCTAGGGCTAGCCCGGATCGCGACTCCGGGCCGAACCTCACGACGCAAGCGCGAGCCCTGCCGAGTCGAAGACAGACAGGACAAGCGCCGATGGTGACCGAACGCGCGTCGTGGGCAAACCTCAACAGCGGAAGTCAGTCAGACAGACACCTGTGCGTGACTGCCCCAGAGCCGTTCTAAGCGTCTCTGGGGTCGGTCACGGCGCTCAGCATCACTGCCCCAGTCTGGGGCGGCTGAGCGGCGTAGATAGGTGCTAGTGATGACTGCAACAGACAAGGTTAAGAACACGACGCTGGACCCTGCCCCGTTCCTCTTGGACGTGGCTGCGGTGTCGGCGGAGTGGAACACCACGGGCGGGACCCTGAAGGGGATCGCTGACAAGGCTTCGGATGTCGCTTACGCGGCGGACAAGGCTGGTCTGATCGGGAGGGGCAAGCCTCTCGGCACGCAGCGCGACTACGTTTCCGCGCTGGTCTTCGCTGACGGCTCGCAGGTTCCGGCGGACTACAAGGGTGACGCGGAGACGTTCCCGCGTTTCCAGTCTCCGGTGTCCGATGGTCCGGTCTCTCAGCCGACGCTGGTGGCTTGGATCCTGCGTGGCAAGGCTCGCGCCATGGGCTGCACTCCGGAGACCGTGGCACGACTCGCGCACGTCTACAGCGACAAGCGCGTGTCTGGTCCGGTCCGTGAGGCTCACTCGAAGACCGCGATTACGAAGGCTGTGAACGCGGTCTACAAGGGCGGGACCTACGTCCCGGCTGAGCCGTCGAAGGTGAAGGGGTCGAAGGGGTCGAAGGCTGCGAAGGCTAAGAGTGAGACCAGCGACGACACCACCCTCACCCCTGCCGCTGCGAGGAAGGCTGGTTACGTCCCTGCCGGACGCAACAACAGCACGCGGCTGCGGACCATCGGCGAGGTTCTCGACTCGCTGACGGCCCTCACCCCGAAGGAAACCGCGATGCTCGAAGACATCGCGGTGAGGGTGGCAGGGATTCTGCACCCCGTCGAGGAGAGCGCGACCGCGTGACCCCTGTCTGTCTGACTGACTTCCCTGTCCTAGGCGGGCAGGCTGATTCCCATGGGATCAGCCTGCCCGCCTTTCTTTATGCCCTCGTGCGGAGCAGCTGGACCTGGCCGATAAGCGGCTTATCAGACGATCGTCTGACACTCCGATATTGCGCGGAGCGCGTGCGCCCTGGCCGACCAATCAACCAACCAACCGACGCCGGCCTCCCCCATTCAATGTCTATCGACCCACTTGACTAACCCGACTCACGTCTGGCATAATGGTGTCGTTCGGGAGCACTCCGCCCGAACGATCTCCACCCTCAACCGACTCACCTGATAAGCCGCTTATCAACCGAGTCAGATCGGAGCAACACGATGAACGCAATGCTCATCGCGCTCCTGGTCATCGCCGGTGTCTCCGGTGTGGCCGGGATCGCAACCATCAACAAGAGCGAGGGTCTGACCTGGACCCTGCTCTCCACCATGACCGGCTCCATCCTGGCCGCGCTGCTCGTGGTGGCCGGGTCATGAGGCTCGTCATGGTCGCGCTCGTCCTGGTCCTCGGCCTCATCCTGGCCGTCGACCACGGGCACGGCTACGTCCTGATCGGACTCGTCCGGTGATCGCCACGGATCCGGCCGCTCCCAAGGTTCACTCCTTGTGGGCGGTCGGTCTCACGGTGGCCGACTACTGGCAGGCCTGGCAGGACCGGCCCGCTGACTGTGTGTGCATCCGAACCGGATACCCCGGGGACGGTCAGCACACCGCGCAGGTGGACGACTCCATCAACCAGACGGAGCTCCGCCTCATGATGGACGGCGAGGCCTGCCCCGTCGAGAGACGCGCACTCGAACGGATCATGCTGCGGCGTCGGTACGAGCCCGCCCACCAGGGCGACGCCTTCGCCCCGGGATCGGTCGGCGCCGTGCTCGTCGAGCGTGCCGCCGAGTTGAACAAGGGTCGCTGATGCACTCCCCGGTCAGCGACGACGACACACCCGCGACGCGGGTCGCCAAGCGTGCGGCCCGCGTTGCGTTCCTCCATGCCCGGGCCCAGGGCATGGACATCGCCACGTCAAGGCTCGTGGCTGATCAGGCCTACTCCGCCAGACGGCGCGAGTGGCTAGTAGAGGCAATGCACCTGGCCCGTGACTAGCCGGTCCTGTTCGAGCGTGCTCACACCATGCTCGAACGGGTCCGAGTGGTTGACGGTCAATCACTGCACAACCGATGCCCGATAAGCCGCTTATCGGGCAGATAGGAAGTGAGTCCAATGCTCACATTCAACCGAGTGGTCGGCACCCTCATGCTGGCGCTGGTGGTGGTCATCTTCACCCTCGCCAACTCCAAGCCGGCCAACGCAGTCCCGCCCTACGGCGGGTGCGACGAGGCCTGGCAGGCACCGAGGTCCGAGGGTGCGGCATGGTGCCGCAGTCACGGATGGACGGTCTGGTCACGGCTCGTCGTCGGTCCCCGTCACGTCGTCCGCTACTCCCACCTGCCGACGTGCAGGTTCGAGGACGCCTCGTCCGGTCCGCTGCCCTGCTCATGGAACTTCGACTCGAACCGGAACGGGCTGTCGTACTACGTCACCCGCGACGGCTCCCCGCACTACGTCACGGTCCCGTCATGACCACGCGGGTCCTGTCCAAGGTCGAGTCATGGAAGGGCGCACTCTGGCCCGCCGTCATGATCTTCGGGATCGACGAGCCCGAGGTCATGTACCGGGGCAACGCGCACCTCGAAGCGATGGACGCGGGCATCCCCAACTGTCTCGGGATGCACCCCGACGACCCGTCGGGATGTGTGGCGTGCGCGGTCGAGGACCTGGCCGTCGTCATGGTCGAGGTCAAGCCACCAAGTCCGAGCCTCTCGGATCACCGCTCACCCTGGCAGAGGCACATCGACCAGGAGCGCTTCAACGAAGGGATGGGTCTGTCATGAAGATCGTCACGCCGGAGTGGACCGTCACTGAGTTCAAGTTCAGCGACGGCAACCGACTCCAGATGACCGACTACGGGAACAGGGCGATCGAGTACCTGATCCGGGACAAGGGCATGACGCTGGAGCAGGCGATCCTCTACATCGCCGGAGGTCCACGGCTCATGCTCAAGGAGTGGCGGTCATGACGGACAAGGTGGCCGTCCTCGCGGAAGAGGGGTGGGTCGTGCTGTCCAACGAGGAGTGGGAGCAGGCGATGAAGGACCACCTGCTCAAGGACACGGTCATGTTCGACGAGCAGCGGGTCGGGTGGCACTCGACCGAGCACGGTGGGAAGACCCCCATCTATGAGCCGGTCACCCCGTACTGGCTCTGGTACTGCTACTGCGGTGCCATCGGGGGTCGACGGGCCACCCAAGAGGCAGCGGTGTCCGCACACGAGACACACAAGGAGTCGTCATGACTCCGGCATGGGTACTCCTCGCGCTCGCCGTCATCGTCTCCGGGTTCGCGCTCGTCGCGGTCACTCGGGATCCGATCCGGGCGGTGTGGCTGCTCGCTGCCGTGTTCGTGCTCGTGTGCACGGCGTTCATCCCCGTCATTCAACGGGGCCAAGGCTGACTAGGTCCTAGTCGGTCATCCACCAGGAAGAATCAAGGAAGGAAACACCCTCATGAAGAACATCGACAACGACAAGCTGCTCGCTCACAAGCGGGCGGTCGACGCCGAGCGTCGGGCACAGGCCATCCTCAAGGGTCGTGCTCGTGACGCGGAGCGTCGGGCCAAGGTGGGTGCGGCGTTCGCGGCCATCCTCAACGCATCAAGGAAGGAAGCGTCATGAACCACGCAGTCATCGAGTACGCGGCGGACGACACCCCGGTGGTGCACGCCGGGTTCGAGACCGACGAGGCGGCGGCCACCTGGGGATCGGAGAACCTGCCGGTCGGTCAGTGGACCTACGCACAGGTCACCTACGGGAGGGAGTCATGAACACTCTGCCTCCCCGTCCGCCGACCAAGCCCACACCCAAGCCCTACATCCCGAGGAGTCACACGTCATGACGCGCCTGGATGCGGTGCTGGCTGAGGTCAAGGCAGCGATCGAGGACTACCACGATAAGCGGCTTATCGACCTCGTGCCCCTGGAGGTGGTGCGCGGAGCGGCGTACTGGCACGACTACAGCGAGACCCATGACGAAGGGTCGGACCTTGCTGCCATCGTGCTCCTGTCGGACGGCAGGATCGCTGCCTTCGAGGGAGGGACGGGCTGCTACACGGGATGGTCATGCCAGGCCAGTCTCGATGTCACGTTCCACACCACCGTTGAGGATGCCTGGCTCAACGGGATCGGCACGGACTCCCGGGCACTCATCGAACGGACAGAGAAGGAGGACCAGTCATGAGCACCACGGACACCCGGTTCCAGCGGCGGATGAGCAGGGAAGGCTGGTACTTCATCGGCGTCATCGCGTACCTCGGTCTGTTCCTGTACCTGGTGTGGCTCATGGTCACCGCCGCAGGCAACGGGGACTGGACGCAGGCCGCGTTCTGGCTGGTCCTCATGCTCGGGGCCAGCATGGAACGGCTGCTCGGGTCCATCCGGGACGAACTTCGTTCACTCAACCAACATCGCCGCTTCTAGGCAGAAGGGAACAACGTCATGAGCAGAACAAGACTGCGGTTCACACAACCGCTCAACATGGGGCACTCGTTCGAGCGCACCTACGCCGGACCCGTGGAGGTCCGGTCCGATGAGGTCAACGCGGACGGGTTCGTGGTAGCACGCCTCGTGCCACGCGCTGGTCTGATGAGCAAGATGTGGCAGATCGCCACCGCTCAGGGTGGGTGGGAGGTCGGCCAGTTGTTCCGGTCCTTCACCATCGAGCAGGTGCCGGAGGAGCAGGTGCCGGAGGAGCCGGACCCGGACCCGACCAACCATGAGCACGTCATCCTCACGGCGCTGGTGGTGGAGACGCCCCGGGGTCGCAAGGAGGCGATGAAGTGGCTGGCCGAGGCCATCAACCTCTCATCCATGCGTCACCCAGAGGAGAGTGATGGCTTCCAGGTCGAGTCGTGGTGGTTCGCGGAGGACGACCGCACTGACGGATCGGACTGCGAGTCTGCGGTGTTCATCCCGTACGACTTCCAGCAGCAGATCAGTCAGTCCGATGCACGGACCATCCTCGAGGCGGTGTACGAGATCATCGACAACGACACCGTGGCGAGCAGCCTCTCGGTCGAGCAGATCGTGAGCCTGCTCAACAACCGGGACGTATGGCCGGACAGGGACTCGGGTCTGTCGCCGGACCTGGCCCACGCGCTGGCCCTCATCCATGAGGCGCTCAACGAGGAGAAGGAGAGGGAGTCATGACCGAGGACCAGGCCAACGAGATCATCCACCTGCTCGACTCCATCCGGGTGAAACTCGGCATGATCATGGTGTTCGTGATCGCGGGCTTCATGTTCGGGGTGCTCATGGCCACGGTCGACCAGGCGGAGGCGGCGGAGGACTGGATGCCCGCCCAGGACTACCGGCCCTGTGTGGGGAACATGGAGTTCTACCTGTTCGACCTGTCATGGAAGAAGGACAGGCTCGAGAGGTACTTCGAGACCGAGGGTGTGCTCACCGAACCGGGGCGGTGGCCGGTGTACACGTACAAGGCGTGCGCCTTCCCTCTCTCGAAGCGGTGGGTCGAGGTCACCTATGACCTGCGGACCGGCTCCATCGCACTGGCCCAGCAGTTCACCCTCGGGTATCCCGACCCCAACGGTCGGCCTCGGATACGGGCCAGGTCCTAGTCAGATCACTCAACGAACGGAGCAACCATGAAGTGCATTCACTGTGGCGGACCAGCCACATCAAGGCTCGTCGTCGTCCGAGACGCCTCGGCGTTCGGTTCCGTGTGGTGCGAGCGGCATGGTGCGGAGGCCATGCGCGGGTTCACCATGCGGATGGCGATGGGCAAGGACTCCATCACCGGCATCGCCGTCACGTCGCTGCCTCAGCTGGTGTCGTCATGATCAAGATCGCCGTAGTCAACGGCGTCGTTGCCATCGTCAACGCCGCTGTCTTCCTGGTCTGGGGCAGGGAACTCAGCCTGTGGTTGGCGGTCCTCGGTGCCGTCGTCGCAGCGCTCTGCGTGTTCGCCTATCTGATCTGGGGTGACGAGGCATGAGGAACACGTCGAGCAGGCGGACCGCGCCCCGACCCCACCTGATCCCCGGTCTCCCGTCGAGGGGCCGGCAGATGGCGAACTCGGTCATCCACATGGTGGGTCCGGGTGTCACCCTGCACCCGGATGCGCTGATCAAGCCGGAGATCGCGGAGCAGCACGGTCTGGTCACCGAGGGGCAGATCGCTGACTGGTGCGGCCTCAGCCAGCCCGCCGTCTGGTCGTGGGCGCACAAGCCTCGCGGAACACGACCCTTCCCCGAGGTACGGGCTCGGCTGTCCGTCGACGGCAAGCGGGGGAACTCCCCGTCGTACCTGTACTCGGCGGATGAGGTGCGGGCCTGGGTCAAGGCGTACCGGCGCAAGTACCTGGCCGCGTTCGACCGAGGGAGGGCTGGTCAAGGCTGACTCACCTGACGTATGATGTCTCACTCAACCAACCGATAAGCCGCTTATCGAGGAGCAACCAATGCCCACATTCAAGGAACCGCTGCTTCACCCGAACCACGCACAAGCCATCGCCGCGCTACGGGAGGACCCCGGACCCGCACTCGCCTTCATCGCCCGACAGTGGGTGATCCTCGGAGCGAAGGCGGAGTGGTCGATGGACATGAACCGGAGTGCCACCGAGGGGCTCGCCCACCTGGCCACGTTCTACAACGTGCCGGAGGTGGGTGACCAGTCCGACCAGGCGCTCGCCTACTGGGGCAGGGCTGCCGAGCACCTCGGCTACCCATCGGACCGCGAGGACATCTAGCGGTACACGTCAGCGGTGACCGTCACCGCTCCGGGGTAACCCGTCGTACCCCATGCAGCATCCGCCTATGAGGGTGGGTGGGTGTTGCGTGGAGAGCGACGGCTCTACCGAACAACAACCTCAACCGAGAGAAGGGAACAGTCATGAGTACCGACGAGGAAGCGGGGTGGACCTGGACGAGGGTCCGGGTCCCCAAGTCAGGAAAGCCAGGACACCTGGTCAAGGATCACATTGTCGACACCGGCCAGATCCTCCTGGGCGAGATCACCCATGTCACCCGGGACGGCCTTCCGATGGAGGTCTGGTGGGCTTCGGCCTACGGCTTCTGCGTCAACGTCAAGGAGGAGTCATGAGCAAGGTCGATGTCTACCAGGAGGTGACGGACCGGGTGCTCGCAGCGCTGGAGGCGGGCACTGCACCGTGGCGCAAGCCGTGGTCGGGCGCCAGCGGTCGGCCACAGAACATGGACGGGAGGCCGTACCGGGGGATCAACCTGATCCTGCTGGCGATGGCAGGGCACACGACCCCGTTCTGGATGACGTACAAGCAGGCCCGGGTCCGAGGGGGATCGGTGGTCAAGGGCCAGAAGTCCACGATGGTGGTGCTGTGGCGCCAGATCAAGGACCGGGAGGACCCGGACAAGACCATCTTCCTGCTCCGTCACTTCAACGTGTTCAACCTCGACCAGACCGAGGGGGTCACGGAACCGGAGCGGGTCAAGGCGTGGCGGGAGCGGGAGTCGCATCCCTACGAGGAGGTGCTGGATGCGGAGGCCATCGTCAAGGGGTACCCGGACGCACCGCCCATCGAGTACGGGACCGCTGCGTTCTACGTCCCGTCGCAGGACCGGATCGTGGTGCCACCTCACTCGGCGTACCCCCAGCCCGAGGAGTTCTACTCGACCCTGTTCCACGAGATGGGGCACTCGACCATGCACGAGACCCGGCTCAACCGGAAGGTGGATGCAACCTTCGGGTGTCACGAGTACGGGAGGGAGGAGCTGGTCGCGGAGATGACCGCCTCGTTCCTGTGTGCGGAGGCAGGGATCGAGTCCACGCTCGACAACTCGGCGGCGTACCTGGCGTCGTGGATGAAGACCATCAAGGAGGACAACCGGGCGGTGGTGGTGGCGGCTGGTGCTGCTCAACGTGCAGCCGACCACATCCTCGCCCGCTCACCGAAGGAGGAGTCATGACAGAGGAGGAATGGGTGGCCGGACTGGAGCCAGAACTGCTGGCCGCATGGACGCTGCTCGAGGATCTGTGGGAGATAGGCCGTGCCTTCACCACGGCGGCGGTGATCTACGTCCCGACCCCGGGCGTAGAACCAGCGGCAGCCATCCCGCCATGGAAGCGACTGTCCCCGGTACAGAAGGTGCGGTTCTTCCAGCAGGTGGTCCATCCCGACCATCCCGTGCTGGTCACTGTCGGCACCGCCGTCTGTGAGGTGGCGCTGTGAAGCGTGGCTTCTGTCAGCAGTGCGGCTCGATGAAGACGATCGAGGACGAGTTCTCGGCTGGCCGCATGGAGCGGTGGGGTGAGGAGGAGTACTGGGTGACGGCGTTCGTGTGCGGGCACGAACAGTCGGGACCCGGCAAGGTGGTGGCGCCTGCCCCAGGAGCACCGTATGCGGGGCCTGGACGGGCTACGGCAGCCACGCCCTCACCAAGGGACCTGCGTGCAGCGGACAGGAGGCT